GCAAGGCGCCGGGGAAGAAGGATAAACTTGCAAGAGCGTTAGTCGCCCCTCTTGAAGCAGAGTGTAGGGAGACAACCAAGTGGTTTGCCAAACTAGACAAACGGGAAAAGAACCAGGCTCGCTTCTTATGGTCGGTTCAGGATCACGGCGGCATCGCTATCGTGGCCGATAGTCTCAAAGACGCGTATCCATATTTGGAAAGGATAGTGGAACAATGAACGACGATAGGATGCCCAAGGGATTTTGGAAATTGGAAACCGTTTACACAAATGGCTACCAGATAGTAGTGTTTGGCCAGCCGCCACAGGATCTACCAGAGGACGGCCCACTCTACCACAATTGTGACGAAATGGGCTGCGGCTTCGACCATGCCATAGCCATAGTGCCGGTCATGCGGCCAACACCAGAATTAAGATGGGCTGACCCCGATTATAAAGAAGTTGTGCCTGCTGCCTGGGAGATGTTGAGCCGTACCTGGATAGAGCGGAGGTGCAATGATGCCAAATGGACATATTAGTATTTACACGGGTCTTATTAACCATAATCAAGGAGAGTGAATCGAATATATTGGTCAATGGGCCGGGCGGGAATCCCCCTTCCATGTAGTAATGCCCGGCCCGCTATTCTAAATGGAGATGAATGATGGATGATTCAGAAAGAGAACAACCAGATGCCCCTGATAGGATAACTGTGGCATATGATCTAGTTGAATATGCCTGGGGAATTATTGCCAATGCAGGTGGAGGAGACTGGACAACGCAGACAGATGATTGGCAGAAAGCCGCTAACCGCTGGCGAGACCAATACCATGAATGGCTAAATAACGAGGATGTCGCCCTTCATTTGGATAGGGTGGAAACATAGCAAGCGGGGGTCGAATACGCGGTAAGGAAGGTTGCTGAAACGATAGGTGTAATTGAGGTCAGTAGGGTGTATGCAGGCCTCCCCCTCACTCCGCTATCTTGACTGAATCGTGATGAACATCTTTAAGAAGCAAGAGATAAAAACAGCCCTTTATAGAAGCTCAGCCATGATGTTTGATAATTTTGGGTTCATACTTTCTCCTAGCAGGATGCCAAGCAAGGCCGATTATGATAACGCATGGGCTGAAAGATATCCACGATCTCGCCTGAGACGTTTAACGCTTCGGTTCCAACCAAAGAAAAGACTACGAATGGACCGGCAGATTAGCCGGTTGTGGGATCGGGTTCAGAGCGAATTAGCAAATAGTATGCTTGACGCCGCTATCGAGCGAATAGACCACCATGATAAATTATCGCGATTCTTGAATGGAGATGTCAGTGCGTAGAGATATATTTTTGATAATTGTGGGTAGTCTATCAGGGACGATCATTGGCCTGTTAATTTTATCTACTTTTCCGGGAACTACCGAAGGTATTCTAGCTGTACTGTTAGGCGGAGCTTCTTCTCTCACTGGAATAGTAGTGGCCTTATATGTGGGCAAAAGGACTAAATCTTGACTAATGGTGTATAATGACCTTGATGGTATTTTGTATCAACTGAGGAGCTGATGGGCTTAACCAATAAGCGGCGTGTCTTCATAGAGGCGTATCTCAAATGCTGGAACGCATCTGAAGCGGCGCGAGTTGCAGAGTATAAGCATCCAGGCAGTCAGGGTCACAGTTTGTTGAAAATTATTGAAATTGAGGAAGAAATTCAGCGACGCATTGAAGAAAAGGCGATGGGCGCTGATGAGGTGTTAAATCGATTGGCCGAACAGGCACGGGGCGATATTGATGAGTGCTTGACCACTGACCACGGCGTTGTCATGGTTGACTGGGAAAAGCTAAAGGCCAAGGGACTGACTCACCTGGTTAAGAAGTTTAAGCAGACGAAAGCGGGCATCGAGGTCGAGTTCTACGATGCTCAATCTGCCCTGGTACACCTGGGGAAGCACCATCGATTATTTATTGATAGGACTGAGTTGACGGGGGCAGATGGCGAGACACTAAAGATTGAATATGTTAATGACTGGCGTACAGCCAAGAATTAAATTACCTTATCCACACCCAGGGCAGCAACACGTAAGAGAATACGCCCGCCGATTCAACTGGCTAGCCGCTGGCCGACGCTGGCGTAAAACTACCTTGGCCATGTCTGTTGCTGTCGAAGCAAGCAGCACTGGCGGCACCTATCTTTGGGGTGCTCCGACCTTTGACCAGGTGCGAATCGGCTTCAATGAAACTAAGCGGGCGCTTGGTGGATACGGGGATTTTAACCAGGGGCGCATGACCGTAACGCTGCCGGGCGGAGGCATGATTATATTCCGCAGCCTGGACAATCCAGATAATGCGCGAGGGCATACTGCCGACGGCGTAGTGGTGGATGAAGCGGGTTTTATCAAGCCAGCAGCGTGGTACGAAATACTGCGACCGATGCTCATTGATACAGGTGGTTGGGGCTGGCTAATCGGTACCCCAGACGGCCGTAATTTCTTTTGGCAAGAGTGGGTGAAGGCATCTGACCGCGATGACGCTATTGCCTGGCAAGTACCAACATTGGGCGTCAAGATAACACCCGGTGGGCTAGTACGCGATCCTCATCCTCTTGAGAATCCAGACATATCATTTGATGAGATTAAGAAGTTATACGAAACCATGCCCGAACGAGTATTTAGGCAAGAGATACTTGCCGAATTCATGGAGTCGGGCGGTGGTGTATTTAGGCAGGTGGTGGAAGCAGCAACAGCGACCCCCCAGGACAAAGCGCTATTCCAACACGATTATGTCATGGGCGTTGATTGGGGAAGATCTAACGACTTCACAGTAATAACCGTGCTAGATACAAACACTAATGAACTTGTAGCTATGGACCGCTTCACTAATATTGACTATGCTATTCAGGTAAATCGGCTCAAGGTGATGGCTTCTAAATTTAAGCCAGTACAGATAATCGCTGAAATGAACAGTATGGGCGGGCCGCTGGTCGAGCAGTTGCAACTTGACGGTTTGCCAGTTAAAGGGTTTATGACAACCAGCGCTAGCAAAGAAGAGGCTATTCGAGCTTTGGAGGGCGCATTTGAGCGACAGGAAATCCATATAATAAATGACCCTGTACTTATTAGCGAGCTTCAGGCGTATGAACAAGAGCAACTACCGGCAGGCAAGTTTAGATTTAGTGCTCCGGCCGGTATGCACGATGATTGCGTTATTTCACTAGCTATTGCCTGGCACTCGATAGCGGGCGGTTGGTTCATGTGGGCCGATGATGAGGGCGAATAGGGGAGCAAAGGAAAGCTAATGGCGATTCAGGAAATAAAGTTTCACGGTGCAGTAATTGATTATTCTTTATGGCATAAACAGAAAAGAAACAAGTTAGACATAGAATTTCGGGTTGACGGAGATGACTCGGGAGCACTTATCAAATTCCTAGACGCCTGCGCTGATCGCGCCGATTACCATATGGCACCAGCTAAAGAAGGCTATTTCACTTTGCGCTGGCAGGAGGATAAGGAATCCGGTTATGCTGATGGGATGCGGGCGCGACTGGATGAAGAACAAAAAACACCCCATCCTTCGCCGGCAGAATGGGAAAAAGCCTACGGCAAATCAGGATGATAGATCCATGATCCAAGTTAACTTCTCTGGCTTGATACTGGGCAAGACGATATTTGGAGATATTGACGATAGCGGCATGGCCGATATGGAAATAGTGCTCATGGTTGACAGGGATACGCAGCCAGCGCTTATCGACTTCTTAGACACCTGTATCGATCATGAACCAACCGAACTAGATAAGTTTGTTATAATGCTAGACAGGGATGATGACAAGGGGAGCTAATATGAGCGGAATTATTTACGATGGAGTGAAGGCGTTCAGCCTTAAAGAGTTGTCAGATCGCGGCTGGAAGATAGAGGGTGAGAACCAGTCTGATGTCGACCAGTTATATAGGGATACAGCGTGGCTTTATGCCGTGATACAGAAGCGAGCCGGTGGGGTTACATCCATCCCACGTGTACTGCTCAAGGGCGAGACAGAAGTTGAGGAGGAGGATCTGCCATTCGACTTTGATATCAACGACCTGATGTGGCGGTCTAGCTTGGCGCTTGACATCTATGCCAAGGCGTATTTGCTGCAGCTCAAGAATCAATTTAAGGTTCTGCGGGTCCGCTGGTTTCATCCTGAAACCATTACGCTCAAGTTAGATGAGGTCGAGGGCCTGAAATACTTCGAGCGGCACATAGGCGTACAGTCGCCCATCATATACAAGTACGACCCAAAGACGGATATGTCACCCGATGGCCTGGTGTGGATCTGGGAGTCGGGTATGGCGGAAATAGGGCCAGGCGTTCCGAAGGCTGACGTTGCTTCAGTACCGGCGCAGGTGCTCCGGGCCATCGATATAATGTCTGGCAAGTTCTTTTCCCAGGGCGCAATAGGGCAGTATTTCTTCACTGCGAAAACTCAGCCTAAACCGGACGAGCGTGCGCGTTTTCGCAAATGGATACGGCGTGTGTTCTTTGGCGGCGTTAAAACAGCCTACAGTGCTGAGATATTTGGTGAGGGCATGGAGCCGCACAAATTAGGTGCGGATCCTAAAGACCTCGAAATGACTGAGCTAGACAAGGACAACAGGCGCGACATTTCGGCCATCTACGACACGCCGGAAGCGCTAGTAACGGGTGACGCTGACAGTATGTCAAGAGCGACATTAGACCGGATAACATCGAACTGGATTATTGGTCCGATCATGCAGCGGACGAATATGATAGTCGATGCGTTTAACCACCACATTTTGGGGCCAGCGGGCTATGAGCTGACGCTGAATCCTGAAGCCATGACAATCAACCAGGAGGAGGAGCGGCAGCGGGCATTAGCCTATTCTTTGTATTACGGCTCAAAGATGCCTCCTAAGACAATCGTAGCTATTCTTGGCATTGATGTGCCGGATGGCCTGGAATTAGAGGACAAGGAACGGGCGGAGATGGCCAACCAACCGCTAAACGCTGAAGAGGACGACGCCGATCTGGACACGGATGAATCAGAAAAGGAAAGCGATAAGTCAATCGAGCTTGCTAAGTTGCGGCGTTACATCAAGCGTGGCAAGCATGTGAAACGTCCATTTACTAGCGATATACTGACACAAAAAGAAATAAGCGAGGAACTATTCGCGGCTAAACTGAATCTGTTAGTTATTGGCATGTCAGACCAAGAAAAGAGGGACGCGCTAAAGGAGGTGGGTAAGGCCCCAGATGCGCCCTTTCTCGATTGGGAAAGCTACCCATAGGCAAGAGGCTGGCAGATTAAGGCGATTTGAGAAAGAAGGTACTGCGCTGATAGCCAAGGAACTAGACAAGCTGAGAAAGCGATTAATGAGGGGTATAAATGCGGATAACGTGCAGCAATTAAACCAACGAATGAATGACCCTGAATATATAGGGCCATTCCACGATGCGCTGGATAGGCTCATGCAGGAATGGGCTGCGGCCGGCGTGGATATTGGCAGACGGCAGATTGAAAAAGAGATATACGGTGTCAGACGTTAAACAGATAACCGGCCCAGACTGGGATCTGGCTAACGAGGACGCGGCTCAGTGGGCACGGACTCATGTCGGTGAACTGGTGACGAAAATAGATGAAACGACCCGCGCCACAATAAGGCGAGAAGTAGCTGAATTCACCCGCAACAAAGAATCAATAACCGACCTGGCTAGACGGCTTGAAAACGTGCCTGCATTTGGCGAAGAACGTGCTAGAATGATCGCGGTGACAGAAGTGACACGGGCATATGCAGAAGGCAATCAGGCCGCATGGCGCGAGTCGGGCGTGGTCGAAGGGAAGGAATGGCTTACGTCAGTTGATGAACGGGTGTGTCCTATTTGTGGCCCTATGCACGGGATGATTGTTCCACTGAATTCAGAGTTTAGCGGCCCTGGTGGCAGCTTTTATGGCCCACCGGCCCATCCTCGATGTCGATGTGATACGGCTCCTGTGGTGATATTGGCAGACGCGGAACTTGGCGGCTTTGTGTATGACCCTGAGACGGGCGAGTTTGTGCCGAGGGAAGAAGCGCCAGCGCCGCTAATAGAACCAACAGTTCCAGCGGTAGATGTTGATCGTGGCCGATTCCGGGAATTCGATGCTAGCAATATGCCGGGTGAACAAGATGTTGAAAGCTGGGAAATGGATTCGTCCTATTTCGCTTGGGAAAAAGGGCTAACGCCACAGCAGCGGGAAGCGCTTGAATTTTATAAACAAGACGGGTTTACAGCCATTAACTCCGCGGCTCGGGGCATTGATCTGCCTATGGAGTGGCGCGAAATTAATGAATTTATGGGCTTAACACAAGAAGAGATTTTAGGGCAAATGGACTCTGCCCTTCGTCAACATAGACTCCCCAACGATATAACACTTTGGCGTGGCGGAAAACAACGACAGTTAACGGCCGCACTTGACCAAGGAAGAGATTTTAGCGATCTAAAAGGAATGATTATTTCAGACGATGCTTATCTATCGGCGTCAATCAATAAAGATTCGGCCAGCGAGTTCGTTAAATGGGGTGGCAAAGATGCCTTCGAGATTGAGATACAGGCGCCACGAGGCACGTTCGGCGCATACATTGAGGGCCTAGATCGTACTACCCAAGAATATGAATACCTATTAGCAAGAGAGACGAAGATGGAAGTGTTGGATGCTCGTGTTGTAGATGGTGTTCGCAAGATAGTAGCACGGGTATTGTTCTAATGAAGATAGAGAAGTTCGTTTGGAAGGATGATGAGATGCAGCTCAGTCAATGTGTATTCTGTAAGCACCTGATAGGAAATGCGCGTTGTGCTGCCTTTCGTGCTGGAATCCCAATGAAAATACGAACTAACGAACACGATCACCGCAAGTCCTTTCCTGGTGATAATGGGATTCGCTTTGAACCACTAGAGGGCAAACAATGACCATCGAAATTAAGGGCCTCGATGACGCGCTCAAGAAGCTGGACAGGCTTAACAAGCCTGCCGTGTTCAAAACGCCGATGACTCAGAGCCTCAACTATTTACAACGGCAGCTAAAACAGAAAGTGCCAAAAGCACCGGGCGCATTTACTGCGCTGGCGACCGATGGACAGCGTCGGGCATATTGGGCTAAAGTGACAGACCCAAGAACTGGGAAGATTAACCCAAATATGCATGGTCCAGGGGGTTATAAGCGAACGGGCAGCACGGCTAGAGGATGGACTATAAAGATAACCAATCAGGGGAGAACGGGCGAGATAGGCAACCAGATGCCAGGAGCGCCATACGTTTATGGCGCGCCGGACCAGCGCCCATTATCACAGCAACCGTTCCACAAAAGGTCAGGATGGCCACGTGTTGACCTGGTGGCTAAGAAGGCAGAAAAGACTATTGTTGGCTTTTTCCAGAAAGCATATGAGAAGGCATTGAAATGACCGAACTTAACCCAAGCCATGATGCAACCTATTCAGACGCTGTACTTGAGCTTGAGAAGCCGATAATCACTGATCCGGCGATGCGTTTATTCGTGAAACTGGAACGAGAACGCACTATTGCCAAGCTGCGCGACCTCGACAGGCTGCTTGGCCGAAAGCAGACGATACCAAGGAGAGTGCGATGAGTAAATCTGATACCGTTATAGTCAGTTTCTACGATATGGCGAACGAAGATGCCGTAGACCCCCTTTACACTTGTGAAATGAATTGCTTGCCGCGTCACGGTGAACTTGTACGCCTAGCTATGGTAAACAAACCTGACGGTTTATTGGGGCGGGTTGCAGGCATTGGTTGGACCATCACTAATAAGCGTGGAACATATGCTGAAATTGGTTTGGTGATTAAGTAGAGATACCGAGGAGATTGCGATGAAAGAGAAAATCATCAAACTAAGTGAAGCAGACAAAGCTTACGCTAAAGCCCTGGAAAAGAGCGTTAAGAACCTTACAGACGACGAAAAACGTCAGGCCGTATTGCTGGCGTCTATGTCTGAAGGTGCTAAAGACGCCATTCCCGACATTATATCCTGGGACGAAATTGAAGAGGCCCTGATGGAATCAGAGAAAAAGCTAATGGAATTCCAGAAGCAATTTCCCTGTAGGATTCCCGGCATAGAATACCCGGAGGAGTGATGAAGGTGACATCCACTTGACACTTGTGGTATACTATTTTTGTCTAGTGTGGTGTCGAGTTAGATTAGGCAACCTAGCAGCAGTGTAAGTCCACACTTTAACAAATACATACCCACTTCGGATATAGGGGCTGGCGAACCGCTCCCGACGGGGGGAGAACACGTTCGATTCGTGGACAAGCAGGATCGTTTCCTGCGGTGGGCTTTAACAACTGAATACGCTGGAATACCAGCGGCGCATTAGGCGCCTTTGAGGATAACCTGAGAGGCCCGTCAGAAATGGCGGGTCTCTTTTTTTGTTTAGGGACAAATGATGGAGCCAATAGAAAATACACTTAAAGCCATCAGTAAAACAGACGACGAACTTATTGTTGAAAACTACATCGTGCTATTTGATGTGCGCGACCTCGAATATATTAAGAACTCTCAGGGAGTTATAGACGGGAAAATACACCCGAATCCAGATGGAACGCTTGGTGAGTATTTTACAAAAGCGACCAAATATGAATCAAGCTACACTAACACGGGGATGCTATATGTCGATTGGGAACATGGATATGAGCCAATCGAAAGTGAGCGCGACAGTATCCTTGGCATAGTTGATTGGAAGTCTGCCAAGGCAGATGACACCGGTCTGCTTGTTAAGAGGATACTAGACAGGCGTAACAGTTTTATAAAGCTGATTGAGCCACTAATCGAAGCGGGCTTGATTGGCAATAGCTCAGAACCGGTCCAGGGTGGAATAAAGAAAGCTGCTGATGGACATATAGAAGAATGGCCATTCCGCCGGGACACACTGACGGTACGGCCGACTGAACCTAGAATGCTTATTGATAACCCCGTGGCGTTAAAGGCGCTGCGGACTTTGGCCGAGCAATACCCGAACCTAAAGGCACTCATTCCAAAGGCGGAAAAGGACACCGCGACGAATGACGCGACGGATGCGGGGGGGCAAGCCGAAACTATATCCGAACCTAGCACCAAGGAGGGTGCTGTTATGAGTGACGAAAAAGATGAAAAGGATGTCGTCACCCACGAAGAAATTGAAGAACTGACCGGACAGGTTAAATCTGTATCTGATGGTTTGGAGAAAGTCTTGAAGTGGGTAGATGAACAACCAGCAACTAATGAACCTGGAACCAGTATCCAGGTGACAAAAGCAGAAGAGGATCGCAAGTTTAAGACCTTTGGCGAGCAGCTAATGGCAGTGAAAAACGCCGCTATGGCTGGCGCTACTATTGATCCGCGACTGCTTGGTCTAAATGCCAAGGCTGCGGCCGCTGAAAAAACCACGATAGTCCGATTGAACGAGACTATTGGGGCGCAGGGCGGCTTCCTGGTGCAAGAGGACTTCGCCGGTGAGTTCACCCAGCAAACATATGAGACGGGGCAACTGGCCAGCCGGGTTAATAGGGTTTCAGTAGGGCCAAACGCTAACGGTTTAACGGCCTGGTCTATTAATGAAACTTCACGTGCGACCGGGAGCCGTTTCGGTGGGGTCCGATCATACTGGATTGGAGAAGCTGCAACCAAGACGCGAAGCAAGCCGACCTTTAAGGAGATTAGTTTACGCCTCCGAAAGTTGGCCTCTATATGCCGAGCGACTGATGAAATATTGCAAGATACTGTAGCTCTTGAATCTATTATACGTAGGGCATATCAAGAGGATCATAAGTGGGAAGTTGATAATGCAATCTATAATGGACTAGGGGGATTTCAGCCTCTAGGCGTTATGGCATC